AACATATCCTGCTTGTCGCTCCAGATGATGAGCGAGCCAGGCAAATCAGCCATGCCTGAAATGTTGGCATTCTGGATTGGAAGCGTAACTTGATTAAGAGGGGCGACGGATTCTTGCGGCAAGCCGGCAGTGGTGCTCTCGATATTGGTGAAGAAAAACGTTTGCCCTGGGATGGTGCCGCCGTAAATTAGTAAACGCGCTTGATATTCCTTGAGAAAAGCACCTACCGGAGGTGGCACGTTAAAAAGCTGGCTGACTTCCGTGGTGAAAGGGAAATACGGAGGTTCGGAATTGGCGTTATCAAAGAACTGAAGGCCGCTACTGACAAGATTGGATGACATCGGATTGAACGCATTACGCTGTATCCGAAGATAGGTAGCGCCCCCGTCCGCTGAAGCGTACAAGCGGATGTGCGTGGCTTGCGGGTCGTAGATCTGAAACACAACATTCGTTAATGTCCCGCTGCTTCCAGTAACGGTCATAGAAGTCGCGCTGGCAACGGCAATGACGCGCCCCAGAGAATTTCCGCTTCCGCTTCCGCCCTGCCATACATAACGGCCTATCCACGCGGATGTGAACGCCGTGCCTATTCCAGTTATTACCGTAGGACCAGTGGCTTGGTTTGGAGCGGATATAGTTCCTTGTTCTACAAGTTGAATAACTCCATCCTGGGCGCTGTACTGGATAAACTGGGTTGCCGGAGAAGGCGCTCCTACATGATTCTTATTGAAGTTCTCCCATGCATAAGCATAAGAACGGCCTACGGACTTCGTGATGTTGGTATTGACCGTTCCGGTTGGCGTGAGAAGGGCCGTGTTCTGTCCAAGTTGCGCCCATGTCAGAGTCGCCGTGCCCGAGCCGGTCAGCACAAGGAAAGTTCCAACGAAGCTAGTATCTCCGGTGGCGATCGTCACATTCACCATGCCTATGCCGTTCCCGCCAGGGACGGTCAAAGCTCCGCTTAGAGTGACTGTCACCACTCCATTGCTGCGCTGAATGTTCGTTATGGTTTGCGATGCACCAGCGCTGATAACCACTTGCGGGGAAACATCGGGAGCGTCCAACCCGAATCCTTCGATGGTTGCGGCATTAGCAAGACGCCCAGCCTGCTTCACTTGGCCGTTCATCTCATAAAGAATGTTTTGTAGTGCTTCGCGCGACCACGGCCCATTTAATGCAGCAACACCTTGCCCGCCAGGGTCCACCTGTATGTTGATGCGCTGAATCGCTGCATAGCTATTTCCAGAATCAAAGGAAAATAACTTTCCATTGGTATCTGCCAGCAAGTAATTGCTCAATCCAGGTAATGCAAAATATTTGAAAGTTGTGTAGGGAAGTCCTTGCGCTACATATCCAGGCGTGACCGTGCCAGTAGTTCCAACTCCGAGATTTAGAGCAGCAATCACATAAGTGAATTGCGTGGCGCTGTTGATGCCGAATACCACAAACAGACCGTTATATGCAGGAATGTTGGACCCGGAAACAGTTATGATTTGCCCCACGGATAATCCGTGGTTGACGGTAGTAGTGACCGTCGCCAGGTTAAGTCCGGCTTGCTGTACTGTTCCTATTTCCGTTGAAATGGCAACGGCCGCTCCCTGCGTGGTGCCATTGAGCAGATTTGCAAATCTAGCCCGCTGTACAAATCCAAAAGCCCCGGAGAATACGTTTTGAGCGGCAGCCCATTGCCGTGGATTGCAAAGAGTTGGATCTGTGTAATTATTCAAGCCAAGATTCAGCGACGCCAGCGTTTCTGCTGGAGCCGATTGCTGTGCGCGAGTTGGAGATTTCTGAGCCACTTTACCTCAAAAACGCCCTATTCCTGCGACCGATACCGTAGGGGAATCTTTGCTTAGTTGGAGGATTATTGCTTTGCCGCTCTATTAGCGAATCCAGCATCATTTGATTGTTGCGCGTTGAAATCGCCGTCCATTCCGATACCCGTGAATCATCCCCAGCCAGAGAATACATGTTCCTGACGGCAAATGAAGCAATCACGCGGATGTGCTCACGCGGGATCTCCGGCAGCGCAGCAAGAACATAGGGAGAGCCAGTAGTTAGGGCGGGGGAGCAAGATGTCTGCGTAGTCAAAACTGTGTCGCTAGTGATGGCCGCAATGCGATAGATTTGATTCGGACCATTGACCTGCCCAGCGACAACCAATTCAGCTTGAATTTCTTCTTGTTGTCCGGTAGTCGGAATTCCAGTTGCCTGGAAATCAGGCTGCAAAATCTGGGTGAAGTTTGTCCCTGACCCGGTTACCGTCGCACCGGAGGAAGAAACCGTGCCAGCGAAAAGATAGTTCAGTGCCAGCGGCCAGAATGTGTACGTGAATTCAATGATAGTTCCTACAGCTAATGGCAGCGCCCACACAATGTTTCCGCGGCCGTTAAGCCACCAATAATAAGGCCCGGTTTGCGTTGGCTGTGCCGCCGCATTGGCGGCCAGGGAAGTGAACTCGGGATCGTTCGGTGTCATTGAGCGCGTGCCCTGATACAACCCTCCGTTTGGCGATTGCACACGAATCCTGGTAATTTGGTACAAGCGATTAGATAGCACTCCGCTCAATATGCCTACCGAGGAAGTGTTGAAAAGCAGGTCGAAAGAAAATCCAGAAGTCGTGACTGTTAATGTCTTGATATTCGTGAAATAGTGATTCTTGAGCTTTGAGACTTCTTCCCAGACGTGCACGTAAGCAGCGTTGATTTCGCGCAAGTACTCGCTAAAGTCGTAGCCTGGAACACGTTGAGCGCAATACTGCACCAAGCCAAAGACGTTCGTTGGCGGCGAAAGAAGAGTCGGAACTGGTTGGGCTACTGGCATTAAGGGACCACACGCACCGAATATGTCTTGCTTGCTGGCGTCAGCGTTACAATCGCCACGACATTCACTGTCACCGTGTTTGAGGCCGTCACCGTGCAGCCGACGTTCGCTCCCAGCGCGTACATATTTGTTCCGTCGCTCGGTTGCGCTATGCAGGCCATGCCGACTGTCGCGCCTGTGATTGTCACTGTTCCTGATGCGCTTGCGCCTACGGCAAGCAATCCACCGCCAATAGAGCCAGTTGTGCCACTCATTACGCCGGAAGTTGCGCCTAAAACCCAAGCGCCTGCCTTGCAAGACCATGCATAGCCTGTAGAAGCGTCGGTATAAGTACTGCCCGAGATGCAAGAGCCAACCGGAGCGCCGCTACCGTTTGAAGTGGAAGTCCCGGCGAGTTGCGCTCCAAAGACTCGCAAAGCGATGATGAACAGACAAATTACAAGTATCGGCGCTCTCATCTAATCCTCAATTTGCCGTACACGTCGTTCGCCACGTATCGCTAGCTGCTGGCGCTGTTGCAGCGGCGACATCGCTAAACAATTGCAGTGTTACAGAAGTCGTACTCGCTCCATTGTCAGTTTGCTGGATGATAAAGTTTGTCGTTGAGATCGCGCTTGTATGATTCGCTTCGCAGTGCCAGTGATGAGCCGCTGCTGGCATTGTGATCGTGCAACCACCAGAGGTCGGGGCGGTACCTGTAAATATATCAAATGACGAGGTGCCGTTGGCATTCTGGATGGCTGCTACTGTGCCGCCACATCCAGCACCGGCGATGGTGGGGGCGGTCGGGGAAATAAGAAGCGACGTAGCAGCGAGCGAGCCACCAGTCCCGATAGTCTGAGCGGCTGTCCAAGTATTCGCAATCCCAACTAGCGGGACTCCTGAAGCCGTTCCATTGTTATACGCGCATTTAATCCCATGATATGTAGAATCGCCATAGCAGGTATCCGTACCGGCGCCGGTTGGATTTGGCGCAGTGCTTTCGGCCCAAATAGTGCCTACTTGCCCTACGCGGTCAGCATTACTTGGCTTTGAATCTCCGATATTCTGAAACCACATGTTTGTGTTTATAGCCAATGTCCGCGTTACGCCGTCTGGAACTTGATTCCCAATAAACGTGCTATTTGTCACATTTGAGTCTACGATGTCGAGGGATGCTCCCAGCCCGCTGAATGTATTTCCGACGTAGACTCCCTTATCGGCACCAGCCCCGAACGCCAAACCTCCACCAGTTGCTTGTCCGTTATCGTCCCAAATCTTTGCACCCATTATCACGGTATCTGAAGCCGCAACCGTGACGAGCGCCTGCGTGCCACGGGCATTGGCAAACTCGCCGCCGATTACAGTATTGTGCACATCGGTAGTGCCGATCTGAAGCTGATTATTCGTATTGAACTTTGCGGAACAGTTTACGAAAGTATTGTAGGTGTTGACAGTTCCGAAGGTGACGATTCCAGCACCTTGATTATCGTTGCTCTGTACGTTGGTAAAACGATTGTGGTTAGAATGGCTCTCGATGCTCACGCCGTTGAATCCGGTAGCCACAGCTTCCACCGATATGTTGGTGAAGAGATTATAGGATGAGTTGAAAAGTTTAAATCCACGCCCTCCACCAGACTGCGTGTGGTTCAGCAATAAGTCAGAAAAAGCGCTGTCTTGTGTCTGCGTAAATGTATATCCAAAAGACGAACTCGGTAAATGCTCGACTTGTACGTCATGCGCCGTATCGTGCGTCTGCTGAATCAAGTAAAGGCAGGCTGCTCCGGTATTCCCACAGTTGAACATCATTAATTCATGGATGTTGTTATTGTGGCCGTAGGTGGCATACACACCAGCACCCTGCATTCCAGTTAGATTGATTTGAGAAACCTCACAATTCACGCAAGAAGTTAGTACAATGCCATTGGTATTGACATTGCTGTTACCAGTCGCGTCGATCTTCAAATTACGAACACGGATGCCGTTTGATACGGCAAGAATTTGCATTTTTGCTGTATTCGCCGTCGTGAATCCCCCAGCCACAAAGATTTGCTCGTCGCTTGTTATCACGTCTCCGGCAACCGAAGTGATGCGCCCTACTTGACTGTTCACGATGGCCGCTGAATCAGTTAGGAGATAATATGCCCCGGCAGCAGCACCGATTGCCGCAGCGCCTCCAGCGGTAAGAGTAATTGTGTTCGAGCCTTCTGCTGAATTTGATGCAAGATTAGCGCTAGTTCCAGGCCCACTACCGGCAATATTCAATGCATTGATGGCTGAGGACCCAGTAAGTTGGATAAGCGTACTATCACCACCGCCTTCCAAAAGCACATTGTTCAAATTGCTTAGAAAGGTAGTCGTTGAGCAAGAGAGTGTAAGATTTGGTGGAATCACGAAATGGGAGTTTGATCCTCCAGCGGTAATCATGGAAGTCAACCCCGCGCAAGTCTGAGGATAAGTTACACCGTCAAGATAGAGTGTTTTATTGAATTGCGTCGTCGTCATTGCCCCCGTCAGCGTTGCTGTCCCGCTTACGGTGAGAGAGGTCAGAGAAGCCGCTCCAGATGCTCCTACAGATACATCGGGCTGCACGAAAGGCGTGGCGATAGCTGGTCCATAAATCTGTATCGTGTAGGTTCCAGGTACGGCATAAAAAAAGAAATTCCCGTTAATGTCCGTGGTTGTTGGATTGATTCCGCCGCTTGTTGTTATCGTGCTGGTTGCAAGGGTGGCCAGCGTCGAGCAAGGTGTAGTTGAAATATTGGCTGGCTGAGTACAAACGGCGACGTTCTGATTGGCCAGCGGGATGCCGCGCGAGTTTATGACTTGGGATTGAAACCTTGAACTCTGTGCCCAGACGCTAGGTGCCAACAGGAGCAGGCTGCTTAGGATGAGAAGCCTTCTCATTTTTGGCCTCCTGTTCCTTGTCGCGCCGCATCAGCAAGCGCTCAAGCGTCCCGGCAATCTGCTCTCCGACTGCTTCGCCTGGGTGGCGCTGCGCGCGCATGGCTTCGACTGAATAAGGCTTGGTGAGTCCCAAGATCGTGTAGCATTTGTCCTCGTATGGCGTGGGCTTGGTGCGGCCCTGGCCAGTTACTTCCTTTTCCCGCACCTGGTTTTCGTACCACTCGACTTGGCTCATTCTGAAAGCCAGGCTAAGCTTCTCGCAGTCTGCCGCCACCGCCTTTTTCTCATCTTCGCTTGGAGCATGGTCAAGCAGAACGACGCCACGCTTCCCGAACTTCGTGCGGATAGGCCCGGAAATATCCTCCATGTAAATATATTCCTGGTGGCCCTTTTTGTCTGTCCAGTCGTAATGCCGTATAGTTGAAATACGGCTTGGCAGCGCCATCCATTCCTTGCCAGGAAGAACGCCAACGCTGAACCCGCCATGCCGGATATACTCGCCATCCGGTGTGTAGCCGGGAGTGCCCATTAAGTCCGGGTCAGGCAAAGATTCATGCGAGTAGATGTACCAGTTTCCAGCCATTCTAGTTCCTCCAAAGACTTTCCCACTTCTCCTGCGACATGCTCGGAAATCCCACCGTACATCCTTTGCGCTCGAACCCGGCGTGTACTATCGGCTCGGCGGCAGCAATCCATTCATGGTCATCGAAAGATAGCTGCGCTTCGAGTTGCGCTTCCGGGCTTTTATCCTCTTGCGGCCCAATCAGGTTACTGACAAACTCCCGTGCTCCAGACTGCCTGTTGCTGTAACTCTCCCGATCGGCGGCGCGGAGTTCCGAAACGTCTTTTTCCGTTACATGGTCGGCGTCCGTCGTCCGCACCTTGTAGCTATTACCGGCATCATCCTTGCCGATGATGTCTAGCGTTCCCTTGGCGTTCTTCTGCGCCTTCAGGCCCCAGGACTTAGGCAATTCGCTCATGGGAAATTCCCGTGCGGAGCGGTTTCTTTGCCATGCTGCGCGAGAGAAGTCGTTCCCGTGCTTCCTGAAAGCACGTTGCTCAGTGCCGTGACTTCGGCGGAAGAAAGCGTTATCACTGAACGGTTTGTGCTCATCGGGTAGTTCCCGAAGGCGAACTCCAGAAGCACCGTCCCATCGGCGTTCTTTGTGGCATTGAGCCAGCGTCCTATGAGTGTCGGCATCTACCCCACCAATGCCCAGACTACGGCAGTGGGAACACCAGCCCCGGCGAATCCAAACTTAAACCGAAGCCCGGAACCCATGCCGGAAACGGTATAGCTGAATGCCAGCGTTGCCGCCGTATCGCCCGTCAACTGCCCAGTCACGGCAAACGTTTGCAACGCAGGGATGATGAACCATGTCGCGCCATCATCAATCGAACCCTCAAGAGTGGGCGTGGTTCCAGCCGTACCCGTCACTTGCATGATAAGCACGCCCTGATTGTCGCGGGTCGGCTCTGGAATGGTAAATTCCACAGCCGTATTCGCAGCTACCAACGTCCCGAGGTTGACATTCTTTCCGCGAGTCAACTTGGTGATGAGCGCCGGAACCGCTACCCCACCGGGTATCAGCGTGTTGACTGTGGCTGAGGGCATCTATCGTTTTCCTGAAAAACGTGCTGGAGGGGTGTTTACCCCATCCTCGGCGGCAAGACTGACCGTGCGATGGCGAGGCGTGGACTTGCTGAAGTCCGAGTCCATGTTGCCGTCGTCTCCGGCTCCAGCCTTGAGGTTTGTCACCACGTCTACATCGCTCGGCTGAGGGTCTTTCAGGCCATCCCAGGAATTGGCCCTAGCGTCGCTGCGCCCACCCCAGTAATCCTCGCCGTTCCCTCTAGCGAGGGCATCAGAAGCGATGCCCTCAGCCATAGAAGTCGGGTCAGTACCATAAATGGAGTTGTTTTTGGCTGTCATAGCTGCTCTACGCTAACGAATAGGTTGTACCCAACACTGTTTGGGTCGGATACTGCAACGGTAATCGCAGATGCCACAGAATGGAAGAAAATCTGCTGTTGAGTAAACAGGTGTTGTGTAGCCCCAGCTAGAGCTAGCGTAATCTGCATAGATTGCGCTTGATTTTCGTCTGTCCACGAAATGGTAACTACGGGATTTGACACCGCGCCACCATTTGGAACTGTATCGCCATACACAGCGACGCGGAAGTTACCCGCACTAGCTGGCGTAAACAAGGTCGTCGTAGTCAGATTGCCAGTTTGGTTCAAAAATGATTGGCTAGCTACTTGATTAGGGATATCAACGTCAGGCATTTTAATGCGCCCTCACTCTAAGTGAACAAGTAAACAAATGTAAGTCAGTGGTTGCTGTCACGTCTACTTGCGCTGTGGCAGCCCCGGCAACGGCTTGCGCTCTTGCAGCGACTTTATTGGTGGATTTAATCCACACGGCCATGAACGACGTGGTTCCGCTGTCCCACGGGTTGACGACATCCACGGATTCAATCATGGTGAATGCGCCGCCCGTCAGCGTGTTGATTTGCGTGATAGTGACAGGGTAGCCTCCAGCCGGGTAGCTGTTGTCTCCCGTCACCTCGACAATGGCATCGAAGTAGGCTCCAGGCACCTTCCAAGGGTTCTGTCCCTCGCCAGGTGCGCGGGCTGCAAGCATTGCCGCCATTAGGTGCCACCATCCATGCTCTGGTCAGCGGCATCAGCGCCAGATACCTTTTCACCTTGGTCGCCCCTACCACCGCCCTTGGTGCCCATGTTTCCTTCGCTCACGGCGCGAGGGTCTTTCTCGCCGTTGATGTCGAGCGTCGGAGCAGGGATACCGAGAGCGCGAGAGGAAAGGGATTCGGCGGTTCCTGTGGGGTCGCCGCCATACAGTTCTGGATTTAGTTTTGGCATGATTTCTCCTTAGTATCCGGTCGGCACAGATAGGCCGAGTGTCTTTACATGGGCATTCGGAACGTAAGACCCCAGATTTCCACGGAAGATGAGGTACGCAACGAAGGCATCCGTGTATTGGCCTGCGGTCGCAGACGGCACCTGCCGCAGAATCGAGCCTGTGCGGTCGTCAAAGCTGAGTTCCCTCGCCACGACTTTGAACATCACGTCGCGGTCCACGCCGAAGATGTGGTCCTTCGGGCTATCAGTGTCAATAATCCACGGGAAGCCTTCCCACTCTACGGCTGTATAGCCTAGGTCCAGTTTCTTGTTTGCGTCATTGAAGCGCTTGAGCGTCCAGCCCATGTCCATATAGGCATGAAGCTGTGATGGATGGCTCAGAAATTCGAGGGACGGAGAAACCCGGCCCTGCAAAATCTGAACCGTCGCAAGCATCCTGCGGAGATGATCGCGCGCCAAAGCCGGAGAGCCGGACAGAGAAATTACTCCGGCATTGTATTGCGGGTTGGTAGAGCGGTTGATGTTCTGGAACGTTGTCGATATAGCGCCGTTGTCCAGAATGACCTTCAGACCTGAAATGACGTTGTTGAAGGAGTCCGAAGCACCCGTAGAACCGGTGATAGTCACGATGTCGCCGCTGGCAGTGGTAAAAGCCACGTTGGTGGGGCCAATGACGAAGTTTGTCTGCGTGGCATCTTCAATGGCGCCAGTCATCGAAACGATTGTCCCGGTGCCGCGGACTGTCGAAGTCGCGCCGTTGTGAATAGCCACCTGCATCCCCGGCCGGAGCCAGTGCGTTCCCTCGATCGAGCCGGAAGCCACCAGCGTCGAGTTGACTGTAGTGGAAGTAAGGACGGCTGTGCCGAGAGTGGCGAGAGCGCCAGTACCGTCAAGGAACCCGTAGATATTCAGGTATTTGATGGCGTTGATTGTCGCCATCTTGATGTTGAAAGCCAGGGCCCTTGCATACGTCACGGCATCATTGCCAGCCGCATCGAGCGCCGCGCCAGTCAGCTGAACGGAAAGCTCAAAACTGAAAAACGAAGCCAGCGCGGAGGCCAGGGACTCTGAACCGCCAGAAACGAGGTTGCCGCCATCGGAGTACCAGTTGAATGCGGCATTGGGGTTCAGGTGCGTCGGGATTTCCATGCCCCTGTTCGATATGGGAATGCCCTTGCCATCGGCGTAGCGGTTCCACAGAACTGCGGCACTATTGAACTGCTTGGAAATGCGAGGATTGAAAAATATTTTCATCAACGGCGCTGCGGCCGTCAAGTTGAATTGTGAGATAGAACTACCCTACTTGGTTAGCGCGCGTTTTGCAGAGCCTTGGCCAGACCTTCCTCGGTGGCTTCCCAGGAATCCGAAATTGCTTCTGGGATTTTCAGTGATTCAGGGCCTCCCGAGTAGGTGAAACTTGCGCCATTCTGCACGTTATCGCGCTGTCTTTTTTCCGCTTCAGCGGCGGATTTCTTATCGGATGCCCAATCCTCGATGATGCGCTTGAAGGCCGGAGCCACATCCACGAAATTACCGTTGGAAACGCGGCGAACTGCTTCAGGATCGGCGGCAAGTTCCGTGTTTAGCAAAGCCCGCACTGCTTTCTGCTCGGTCTTTGTCATGCCAAGGTTCTTGATGCCGTCCTGTCCAAAGATGTCATCCACGCGGGCATTGAAGCGCGCTTGCGTTGCCGCAAGTGCCGTTGCCTGCTGGCGTCTTTGTTCCTGCGTTTCAAATCCGGTAACTCGCTCGGTGAGCGACCGTACCTGCTGCATCAACTCTGAGTCTTGAGCCTTTCCGTCTGCTTTCTTCTCGCCCTTGTCTCCGAAGAGTTCAACGTACTCTTCCGCAATCGCGTCGCGCAATTTGCTTGCGCCATCGGGATTGGCACTGGCGTAGTTTTTTACAAACTGCTTCGGATCGGTGTCCAAAAGCGCACGAATGCTGGCAAGCGCGTTGGGCGCTTCTAGCAACGTGTTGATTTGCGCTTTATTGTAGCCACTATGGAGAATGGTTCTTCCTATCTCAGCGGCTTCCGCCTCGGCCGGGTCAGCGATGACTGGCTTTGGTTCCTCGGCAGGTTTCGGTGGTTCCTTCGGCGCAGCAGCGTCCGCAGGATTCGGCGAAACAGTCACATCCTTGAGTGTCGCGTTCTCGTCGGGCACTTAGCCCTCCTTGCGAAAGAGTGTAACATACTCTGTCAAGTCAATCTTTTCCGGTGCCATTGATTTCCCGAACTTGGCTGAGGTTTATTCGGCCGCGCCGCTTGTCCTTTTTCCGCTCGTTGCTGTCTTACGGTCGGATTTTTAGGGACTTGTCCGCCATGTTCTTGCTTCTTGTCCGTGCCGCCAGGCTGAGTAGCTCCTTGCTGCGGCTGGCTGCCTTCTCCTCCAGGTGCTTGTCCGCCAGCTCCGCTAATAGCCGCCATCATCATCTGGCTTTTTGCGGCGTTCATCATGTGCAGCTGGGCGTGTTCTAGTACTAGCTGCATCAGTTGCGGGCTGTCGTCGGCTTCGTCGGAGTTCATCCATGTCCGGCAAACCTGGATATGGGCCATATCGTTGTCGCGGATAAGCACTGGCTGGATCTGGCCTGGCAAAGGAACGTTTGGCGCTGGCTGCCCAGTAGCTTGAGCTACCTGGCTTCCCATCTGCCTCATAGCCAAAGCTTTGGCCCAATCCTGCGGGTTGGCTTGAGCAACGGAATTCTTCATCTGCTCGATTTCTTTCCATTGCTTCTTGGTATCTTCGTAGTTGGTATCGAGTTCGCTGTCTAGGTGCCATAGATCGAGGGCCTTACGTACAACCCTGGGATCTTGCGGATTCAAAACTCCTGCCGCCACGGCTTGAGAGAAGGATTCCTGCTCCGCTGGATCGATCGGCAGGATGCGCGTTACTAGCGTGAACTTGTCCATGTCCAGGGCGGCGCCGCGAAGCTTGGAAAACTCCCAGCGTCCGTTGATGCCATTCACGGCGCTTACCCTGGCGTCTATCCAGTTTTCTGACGCCAGTTTTAGTACCTGCATCCCCCAGTTTTCATCCGCCACTTTCCAGAGCATCAAATTCGGCAAAAGGGCGTTATCGCTCTTGGCTGCCGCCGATTCCTGGCCGCCAAACGTATTGGTTCCGGTTTCGTGCTGGCCCATTGCTGCGGGACTTACCTGGGCGTGGAACTGCATATCGGCAAGCTGCATGTTCCGCCACATCGCTGTTTCATTGCTGAGCGGCTTCGATTCTATTTCCGCGAAAGCATCCTTGATCGGCCGGCCGCCGCTCTTGCATTCGATAATCGTAGATGGGTCGTTGATGATTTCGTTTTTGTCGATGCGCTGGCTATCGATGACCAACAGCGGAGCGGAGTTGTATCCCTGATTCCTCTGAATAAGCCTGTCGGTTTCATCCAGTTTTAACTGCGGAGGAATCAAATCGTCGTCGCCGTCTCCCCAGATTCTTCCGGGGACTTTGTTGAACACATAATGCGTCCAGTGGTCGTCCATCGATTCGTTGCGGCCCTCGCAAAGAGTGTCTCCGGTCTTGCAAATGTACACGCCGTCAGGAAATCGCTTTACCAACTCTTTATCGAAGAAATAGGCGCTGGGCCTCAGCCAAACTTCAATGAGTAGAGCTTTAGCCGCAGTCGTAGCACGTTCATACCAAGCCGCGTATTGCGTCGGGTCGCCCGGAAGATCGGCCAGGGATTGCAGGTAAATGAGTCCCAAGTCTCCTCCGGTGGCATAAGCTTCCCCTCCTCCTTCATCACCAGCCGGGGCAAGCTGAATATCTGGGAAGGCCGATTGCAAGGCCAGCCGGTCCACAACACGGTTGCGGACAATGAACGGTGCGTGCCATAGATCATAAGAAGAACTCCTCAAATACACTTCAAGCGGATTCACTACTTCCGTTACGATTTCCCCTTTAGGATAACGCACAGTTCCGGCAAGCTGAGGGAGTCTCGACACAACGGGGGGCATAGTCTGATGAATAGGGGTTTGGCATCCTGGGCATTGGCTGAAATTTCCTTCCAAAGGTCCGCAGTTGCCGCAGACGCTTGCTCCGGGGGAGAGCAATACATCCGCATCTTGATACACAGGCGTTGTGACATAGCCGTGCCTCGGATCTTTGCTGAAATAGTTGAAGCGGAAGGAATTCCCGAACAGTCTTAGATTCAGCGCTTCCTCGACTCTGATTTGGTCGTATTTGACGCTCTTTTTGATGATTTCGAGCGCCGTTCTCGCGGCCTTGGCTGCGGCTTGCGCTTCCGCGTCGTCATTCGACGGCACGGGCTCCATGAGCGGTTCATTCTGGACATAAGCTCTTATTCCCTGGCGGACAAGCGAGCGGTAATAATTGTTTGGGAAAGCATAGTCTCCTGAATCCTGCAACAAAATGTCCCAGGCGACGTTGATCTCGCTCCATTCCAGTTCGTGGTAACCCTGGTAGATCAGCGCGTTTCTCATCCACTTGCGGGCGAATTGTATTTTCTCGAAACTGCCTTCCCGATAGTAGTAATCGGCCAAAAGCAACAGCCGCTTGTCGATGGCCTCATTGAACTTGTATTGCGGCTGAATATCTTCCGGGCGAGGCTTCTCTGTCTTGCTTCTTACTGGCTTGTCGCGGTTCCCGAATAAATCCTTAATACCGCCGCCAAGCCCGGATATGAGAGAGGAAAGCGGTCCTCCGCTTTTTCCTTTTTTGCCGTTGGAGCTTTCTCCGGGGACACCCGTGCCGAAGCTTGGTGAGCCGCTGCCTGCCGCCAAACCGCCTCGAGGGACTTCAGCCAATCATTTCCTGTGGAGCTGTCGATAAACGTCTTTGGCGTAATCCGCCACGGGAAGAGGGAAGCTCAGCCGTTTGCGATTGTCCACGGGCTTCGTCTTTTCTTCCTTTGGCTGATTAGCGTCCATACTTCCCTGGGGAATCTCTAAGGACTTCACGGAGAAAATCCTCATCCACTGCTCTTCCCGCTCCTGGTGCATCCGCTCCCGGAGGTAGAGTAGAACGAGCGGCGGAAGGCTTCCCGCCAGAAAGCAAAGTAGCGAAATCATCGGCGTCATCAAAGGCATCTCCGTACTTTCTTGGACTTTCTACTGGAATTTCAGCCACCACAGCACCTCCCTCGGAATCTTTCTATCGGCGCGCCATTTGCCTGTTCGATCTTGTGAGTTTCAACCAGCGTCCGCTCTTCATGTTTCAGAATTCGCCCGCAGAAATGGCATGTGGGAATCGAAACGCCGTGCATGATCGGCGGAGCGTTCTGGATTTCTTGAAACTCCGCGGCTACTTGTTTTACGAGTTCAGGGCTTGTATTCATTGGCAACTTCTTTCATGGAGTACCAGATAAAAAGACGCGCATGGTCAAAAGAGAATTTAAGCCACGCCTTTTCTTTGTGGAAGACAACCCAAAACACATCATCTAATTTTACTATGCGCCATTTATGGTTCATGGCTTGCTTTCCCTGAATCTTTCTTGGACTTGCTGCCAAGTCAAGAGGTCATCGTCAACCCAGCAACTACAGCAATCGAGATTAGCTGTAGTGTCCTGCTTCACGCGGCAGAAGCCTTCCTTGGCTTCCCGCTTGTCTCCGGTTTCTCCTTCAATGAGCCACAAGTCGCAATCGTCTCCTCCGCAGGCCCCTCCGCAACTCGTTCCAGATAATTCAAGCCCGACTTCCGGCGCATTGACCCAGCCGAGGCCGGCATCGTCCGGGCTGAGAGTGTGCTTCGTGAATTCTTCCGGCCCAAAATTTGGCGTTCCGTAAATCCAGTATCCGCATACTGGCCAGAACTCGATAGGCTTGGCTCCGTCCCTGGATTCTTTTGGCCAAGTGAATTTATGAATCTCCACGTCCTTGCCAAAATAGCGGCAAGACTTTTCGTAATTGAACATCGGGCAGTTATAGCAGGAACGCGGCTCGTTATGCGCCGAGGCAGCAGAAGAAAATAGCATGGATGCGTTGTCGAGTATTGGCGGGAGCCGGAGGTCGGGGCGGGACTGGCCGATGCGGATGGCGTTGACCTTCTTGACCAATCCGATCTTTGGTTTGTAGCGATAGAATCCTTCGATCATGCCTTCGGCTTCATTTTGATCTTCAAGGAAATTTTCTTGATCTTCCCGGCAGTCGCGGCTTTCTTGGCAAGGTCCGTTACCGGTTTCATTAGGTTGCTAGGATTGCTTGCCATTACGTTTCAAAGCCCATGTAGTTCGGATAGTCGCCGCGGTTGGCGTCCTGAGCGTAAGCCTTATTGAGTGTGGCGCCAGTGGACCCTCCATTCACCGTAGTATTAAACGAAGTGAAGTCAGCGGCGGGAATGACTACTGCGAAACGAATGGAACTGTCCGTATTCACACCGTCAAATGAGCCGAAGAAAACCATTTGCACGTTGCCGGAAGCCATCTTAGTTGCGGTTACAAAACACCCAGGAATATTGACTGCCATCCTAAACCTCCACGATGCTTTTTGATTCCGCGGCGGCATTCACTTGCTCGGTTTTCTGTTCGAGCAAGCGCTTAACCTCCGCCATGAGTTCGTTGTCTTTTAGAAGCCCTTGCTTGACGAGCAACCCTTCCAGCGCTTCGATTGCCGTAGCGGTAGAAAGAATATTGGTGAGCAGGCGATCCTCCATCATGGTAGCTTCGCCGCGCGAAACGGGTTGTTGCATCAATTCTTTCCAGCGTGCTTGCCCTGTCAGCATCAGACCGCCAGTTGATCCTTGAGCTGTGTCGCCACGGCTGTTTTCTGCGCCAGGATTTCATCAGCTTTTTGCTTGTCGGCAATGGCTTGAGCGTCGGCGGCGCGCGCGGCGGCAGCAGCCTGGGCAGCATCAGAAACTTTCTTGGCGGCGTCGGCGCGTTCCTGGGCCGCTTGGGCTTCGGCCTGCGCGGCAAGAGTCGCGGCTTGCGCTCGAGCTAGCGCATCGTTTGCCGCAGATTCAGCGGCGGCAGCCGATTCGGCGGCCAGTTCCGAGGCGGGCTTCGGATCGGCATAGAGCCTCTGGAGTTCAGAAAGCATGGCCTGCATATCGGATGGAGTGGCTAGCCCGCGGCCGATACGGGCTTGAATGTCAGCTAGATTGAGCATGAATCCTCCTACCGCCGCGAGAGTACTACGCTTGGTTTCAAAAATCTAGTGAATCTTGAGCGCGCGAACTGTACAGGGGCCTCTTTCTTATCGCCTTCGCGCTTGTGTTTCTCGGCTTCGTACCAGTAAAGGGCGCTCGTGGCGTTGAGCGCGGGGTTCTGCCATGCTTTGGCTGGAGCTATTTTTTCTGGCTCCGGCCTGAACGTGTGGATGGCGTAGCGGATGGCGGAAGGGCTATGGGAATTTTCGTGGGCTGGCTCGAATTTTGGATTTCCGCTGCGGTCTTTAGCCCACTTGTACGTTGCCATTTCCCTGATTGTGTGACGGCATCGAGAAGAACAAAAATACCTAGGTGAACCCACAATCGCCGGATTGAATGGATGGGCGAGCCTGGGATCAATATGCATGTACTGCTCGGTCTTGAATAGTCCTGGAGTGACTTCCTTGATGGCTGGCTGGCCATAGATGCCGTGTTCTTCGAGCTCGAGGGCAGCCGCTCTTTGCGCATAGTCGTAGGCTATTCCTTCGACAGGGTGATTTCCAATCTTAGCGTGCATTTCTTCGCTGATTGGACGGATTCTGAGCCCGGAACCATAAACCTCATCGTACTGATATAGGCGACCATCGGGAGCGACGGCGATGATTGGGATAGCCCATGGATCGCCTTCTTCACCTCCACCGATATCCATTCCCACAATAATCGGCCAGTCAGACGGGGGATTGACTCCTCCTGCAAAGATGTCGTATTCACGGGATTCGTTCCAGACATGAGTATCCTCCGAGAATTCTTTGAAGATCAGATCCGAAAAATCAGCAAAAGAGCCATGGATGAACCTATCGGCCCAGTCCGGGGGATAGGTATTTAGCATGTTTTCGATGGTTTCGGACGGAAGGAACACGTTATCCATGCTCGACATGGTAATTCCGAGGTTCGTTTGCAGGGCTTTTTTGCGGTTGGGATCGAAAAAGTGCCTCCAAACCCAGTCGTGGCCGGCCGGATTCGATGCCAGCCTGATAATCCGGCGCGGGGCGGTCTTTCTGCGCACGCCGCCGAGGATTACGAAGTAAATTTCCTCGCTAATCTCCACGGCTTCATCGATAAAGGCCGCCGACAGGTTCATGCTCTTGATATGGCCGACTACTTTGGGGTCGGTGATGTCCAGGTGCTTGAAAATCGTCTGATGGCCGTTGCCCCACTGGAAAATCTTCTTCGATTCCTCCCATTTGCCCCAGCTTTCATCTACCAGCTCGAGGAAAATCTGCATAGTGGAGGTTTCAAGGGCTGGCATATTCAGGCGCCCTATCAAAGAAACGCCATTAGGGTCGGCTGCAGCAAACGTTATGGCTGCGCCCATGAGGACAACAGACTTCCCTGATCCGCGGCCGCCAACAATCGCCGCCATGCGGTTATCGGAAGCCAGGAATTGATGCTGTTTTGGAGCTTGTGGCAGGTTATCAATGAACTGCTTGAAAGTGAGTTCGCCTGTGCGGACGCCCATCAGCTAAATACCCGATGTAATGCGCTGGTTGTCTCAAATTGCTTGATTATTGCAGGTCGTAACGTAAACCACATTAGAGCATCCAGTTCATTCATGGTTGGGCGGAGAGGATGCTTGCCGCACTTTTTGCAGCGGTTGCGCCCGCGCCGATAAATGCGCTCTCCTGGATTGAGCCAGTGATTCGAGCACTGCGAGTTCCGGTACTCAAACTGTGCGAATGTTTCTTTGGCGCTCATTAGCGGAGTGTACTACTAAAAATCATTGGCGAGTATGGAATCTGTTTTAAATCCGCCATTCCTTTGCACCTTGCGATGCTGGGACGATAACGGATATACCGCAAATCCCTCAACCTCGCCCATGCAGCTAGGAGTGCCTTGGCTGACAAGGAAGCTCCTAAAACGCCCTCTAATGCAAAAACGGCTGGACTTGGATATATTTCGGCTTCTCGCGCCATGGATTCTTGATTGGCTCGACTTGCCCATTATCCAGCCAAGCAAACACCATCGCTAAAAGCCATGCCCCGCTAGCACACAGAGCCACGATGAGTAAAATCTTCCCAAGGAATCTCAATGCCATCTCCTTAAATTGCGAGCTCCAAAAAACATATGGCTGGCGATTAAGCCGATCTGCGTGATATGCCGCAGTCTGCGGCTGGGAATCAACGAGACAGCAGCAGACTCGCCTGCAAATGTGAGCGCCAACCTGTACGGCGGGTTCACGTGATGCCCAACCAAAGGCCATAAAGCCGGATTCTGTTCCCCGCAATACTTAGCCAGCGGAAAACCAGCAGGATAGCCTTTTAGCCCTAGACACTCACGGTCTGCTAAGCCTGTCGTAGAGTAATCGAATGCCGCGCTGCCCCAATGCGCCCGGGCTAGCCAACCGTAATCAAAATAGCTCCTGGAAGGTTCAATGCGACCATAATTCGGCGCAACCAAGCACATGAAACAAAATAGCAAAGCCTCGCTCATTCGATTACCGCCATTCCACCGCACTGCCAGCATCTCCAGCCCTTCTCAATTCCGTGCTTGCAGAACTTTTTGCGAGAGGGCTCCGCGGCACCCTCCCACTCCCCGGCGCTAGCGGACGCGTCCGATTGTCCAGCTCCTCCAGAGTCTCCAACGATCGGTAATCGCTCAAGCGCAGAAGGCCGCCTTCGTACCACACCCACTGGTCGAGTCTCCCGCACCGTCTTTGGTTCACCAAGTTCAAGCAATACCTCTCGCGCCCATTCCACTACCGTCTTTCCCGCTTCTCGCGCCGTCGCCGTGATCCGTTCCAAATCAGCCGTCTCCATGTAAACTACTAACCGCGTCCGCTCTTGAAACATCCTGTGCCGTCCCATTTCACCTCTTTTGTAGCACACTTTAGCCGGTTGTCAAGATAAATGTGTGACCTATTTTTGCAAAAGTTTGGCGGGAAACTCTAAATCTAAACGTCGATGGGTGGGTTTTTGGCCGCTTGGATGGGCCTGGGACTCATGGGACTCTAAGCATATTTCCGCCAAGAACAACAAGCCTTCTATTTAAGTTTAATGATTTTAATGCTTTACAGGCTAGAAGTGCTTGCGCGCTCGATTCAAACGGACCTGTAAGCAAGCCTCTAGGCACATCGTCAGCATCAAACCAGCCTACGTAGAACTGCTTTTCGCTGTATCCGATCCTTCGCATGGCGTTGCTACTGCTGCAATTACAGGCTTTTCTGGCTGTGTTTGCTTGAACATAATGCCGATGGCCTGGCTGAGCTCGATCTTGACTGGTCCTGTTGACTGCTTTGCATCCTTGCCTAATACGCCAATACCTTCGAGTAGCCTAAATGCCGCTGTTTCAGAGTTTTGCGAGAGCCTATGCTTTACAACTCGAATGGAATCCGGTATCAATGTCGCGCACTGCAATCGTCCAGCTTCGAGGTGTTGTTCAGCGTTGCTTTCCTCTAGGATTGCAGTGACCGTATTTCTTGCTATTCCCAAGTCTCTGCTAATGCTTGATTTGTCTTGGCCTTGCGAGCGTTTAAGGATTACTGCTGTTTTGAGCGAGGGGGATTTCCTTGAGCGGGGAGTTTTAATCGCTGGAATCGACTGTAATTGCGTTGGCGCGGCATTCTGCGAGCGGATCTCAACTGGATTACTCACCGTGCGCTCGGAAGTGAAATGGCGAATACGCAGTCTTTTAAGCTCTTTTGCTGCGGTTTGCACGCGACTAGATGAATTTGGCTATATTGCGGCAGAATCTCACTAAGTACTTCGTAATCAACGCGCTGGTTATCGTAAAAGATGATTGTCTCGCCAGCCGAAACATCGATCGCTGCGTCCTTTAGTAGCCAAGTTGCGAGTTTGATGCGCCAGTTCATGCTTGTTGATTTTGCGCCGGCCGCGGGCGTTAGTCAAGCGCTATTTCTCGCTCCCTGGCCGTGGCCTACATAACTTGAATCGAACGTTCATCAACGAGAACGCGGTCAATCGCTCTGTCGCATCCTATACCATCGAATCTCACCCTTAAGCGAATCGACCATCAACTCGCAATACTGAATGCTGCTTGCTTGTTCGCAGCGCGTGAGTGGTCGTGGGTAGCAGTGGTCACAGAGCCAAACTCCAAGTTTGCCGAGTAATCGTTTCATTTCTCACCTTCTGGCCGTGGCGCTGCGGCTTGGGCTAATAGTCCATGCTTTCTCGCTGGCCACCAATTCGGTTTAATGATGTGGATGTGGGAATACCGTGGCCAGTGTTCAGTCTTACCTGGGTAGTTTTCGCATAAGGTTGCGGTATGGCAAACAAAATTCCAGCCAAATAAAACACGTATACGATCCCACCAACCGAATATGATAGTCGTGCCACTGTGAAGTGCGTCTTTGTAACCGTCAGGAAATTCTCTCTCTATGCTCACTCCCCACCTCCGGCTGCACGTAAGTCTGGGATAAATTCTGAGTACCTCCAAAGACTGATTGTTAGAGGTAGCCAGCCAACTTGAAATAGCCAGTTCGGGCCTGCGCCATCCTCAATAATTCCACTTACATCGTGTTTGCCAACATAAGCGACTGGTAACAAATAAATCCGGCTCCAAGACCAATCTATTTCCCAGCGCCATTTAATAACTGCGGCTGTTCGTAGTCCTTCAGTGCTCATTCGCCCACCTGGCTCTGCCGTCGCAGGAGTCCGAGCAAATCGGCTAGCAGGCATTCGTAATTAGACGCACACGGAGTTTTGCTTTTCGCCCATTCGACAATAGTCCGCACTTTGTTAAGAACATCCTGCTCGCCAGTAACAGGTTGGGCTGGACGGGCGAGTGCGGTGTTGAGTTCGTCTGCTATGAATTTTGCCTCATATTCTGAGGCACTTCCTTGGATAAGCACTCGTCCTAACACTTTCTTGATGGCCGCTTGCACCTGCTCGCCAGTAACTTGCGGCGGCGCTGAGGCGGAATGAGCAAGTACGGCGGCTAGATACTCATCGAATCGCCGCTTCAAGTCATCGATAACATGTCCAGGACATTCGATGTAGGCACATTGGAACGCCGAGTTCAGTGCTTCCAGCTTCCCTGCTGCTTCGTTGCTCACTTTCGCTCCTCCGTGCCATGCATCTTCACACTTCTTGCGCGGGTAGCCTGGCGGGTAAATCAGTTCTTTCGCCGGTGCCTTGCAAGTTGGGCAATGGGTTGCTTCGTTGCTCACGCTCATGGCTCTCACGCTTCCTTTCCAGTTCTCAGTGCTTGCGCTTGGCCGCTTTACTCTCCGAGAACTCGATCACATCGTAAGGTACAGGCCGATTGGTCTGGCCGCTGACAAGCAGTTGCATCTTGACCGTTCGCAGAATCTCACGTGCCTGGGAAGCAATCGCATCGGCATGGCCAGGGAGCAGTCTCTTGTTCTTAACCTTGTTCAAGACTTCCCAAAGTGAGTTTTTCAAATTAACAGCCGAAAGATTCGTTGCTCCGTTCATAGAGTTTTCTCCTTCTCCTTATTTGATTTGTTGGGTTCCATTGCTGTCTGCCAGACTGAGCATATCTCTCGAACCTATCCGGCATTTGCTTCCTGACCTCTTTCACTAATTGCAAGAGCACTTTATAGGCATCAGCAAACGCGCCGAATCTACGCTCTCGCCGTAAGCGGTCATACTTTCTCTTCCACGCTCTGTACCAAGGCTGGCGGCAGTACTTCATGTGATAAGGCATTCTCTTCTTGCGCTCCTTAGCCGCTTTAACAGGATCGTAGGTGCGCTGAAAGTAAGCAGCATGATTGATCCGTATGCGCTCACGATTCAGCTTACGATACCGTTTGTCGTAAGCAGCTTTACGTCTGCGCTTGGCCCTTTCGCTCATCTCAGTGCTCCCGCTAAAAAGGCCGTGTCACTCGGCCCTTTGGACTGGCTCACTAATTGATAGTCGTCTCTGAAACTGTCCCCGTTCCGCCCAGCAGTGCATACGTGTAGTACGTAGTGCATCGCCCATAGCGGCAAGTTGTGTGCTTCGTCACCGAGTAGCTTGCAATTACCCCCCAGCCGACGAGCAAATTATTGCTGTTCTCGTAGGTTCCGTACTCGCCAGTGTAGTACGGGCAGGTCGTATCGCCTGGAACCATGAATTGATCGCCTGTATGCGTGCCGTCGCCCACCGTGTAAGCCTTTTGCCCCCATGCGATGGGGTTGCAGTCGGCTAAGTAGCCATTGTTCAGAAAGCCTAGCTCGAACGGAACATCGATCGATGATCCCCAACCGCCGCCAAATGCGGTATTCAGCGAAACCGCTCCCATGTCAGCATAGGGCGGATTCGCCGGGTCGCTGCCGTTCCAGGTGGTGATTTGTGATGCTGCGTTGAATGTGAAACCCGCGGATAATGCGACAGTCCCTGATTGCGCATAGACTACAGTGGCACCCAAGACAAGCAGGGCTAGGATTGCTGCTAGTTTCTTCATTTGTTCCTCCTCAGATTTTTACTGCCCCTCGTACAGGATTTGGCCGTTATAAACACATTCGTCAGCGTCGCAGAGCGAGCCTAGCCCGCATTGCGTGTTGTAGTCGTCGTCGAGCATGTTGGGAGAAACGCCGCCAGTGTTCTCGTAGACTTTCCAGCCGTCAATGTGCACTGTCGCTGTCGTATTGCATGGCGTGTTCGGGTCCGCAACGAGAAAGCCTGTGTTGACGTTGCCGCTGACAGGATAGCTGAAGCTGACGGTGCTGGTCCAAGTTACTCCGTCAGTGCTGTACTGCAAGTCGAATCTGGCTGTGTCGCAGACGAAGTTCTGTCCCCAATGCGTGCAGTTCTCGCTGAAATACATCCACATCTTGATGGACTGGAAATTGGTGAAAGCGTAAGTGCTGCCGCTGTAGAGCAGATTGTTCGTGAAAGCCACACGATCGACGTGGTACAGCTCCACGGTCGCCGTCGCATTGCAGATATACTGGTGGAATTTGTTGTAGTAGCAGGACTGCCTGGCATAGACGCAAGCGTCCAGCTCGTCCCGGCCATCCGAGCCTACTTGATGGCAGACGAGCGTTTCCGGGTGCATGCCGACGTAGCCGTTGAAAGTGAAATTGTCGAACTCTTCCTGCCACTGGGGCATGCAGAGATACAACCCGCCAGTAGAGCCGCAATCCGGCTGCGCGTGAGCGATGTTATAGCCCACATCCAGCGAATTGCCGCTGTTGAAGAGCCCTTGCCCGCTGCCAGTCTGATACCACTGCGCATTAGCTGAAAACGAGCCCAAAAGAACCACCAGTAAAGCTAGTACTAGTCTTTTCATGCTGTTTTGTCCCTTCTATGATTTTTACTTGGCCTACCACCTAGCTTCCCATTCTTGCGCGACGCCGCCGCTTTCTTGGGAGTCTTAATTTTGCCGAGAGCTACGGCGGCGGGATTCTTGCGAGCTTTTTGTCAATCAGGTTGATTGCGTAGAATAAAAGGCGAAAACTCACGCTTTGTCCCTTTCCTTTTCGATTAGCTGCAAAAGCTCTTCTGCTTGCACCAGCGGCAAGTAGTCCCAAATGGCTCGAGTGACGTAGGCTGGCAACTCGACCGGCTGCTCTTCAGGTTGCGGTTTGTCGGTCATGCCGCCTTCTTTCTGGTCAGGTGCTCTGCCAGGAAGGCCTTTGCTCGCCCACGCAGGCAGTCTGCCGTGCTAAATCGGAAGGGCAGGTACCCACAGGCTAGGGCATGGTTATTCTTGTCTATATCGCGCTGTAGCCCGTTTATGCTGTTGTGGCCTCCAACGCCGCGGTAGAAGCCCCCCTCAATCTCAATCAGCACCATTTGGCCGTTCAAAAGCACGTTGGTAATGCGATAGTCGGCCAGCCACTTTCTTATCGGGTGGAACCTGAACTCCCGCTCGAACTCCAGCCCTAGTTCATGTAAGTGCTTCTCAAGTAAGATATTTGCTGGTTGGTGCTTCATGCTTTCTCCGTCCACATGGGCTTACGCTTATCCAACAGCGAATGATGAAAATGACATAAAGCCTGTAGGTTCAATAGTCTATCGTCCCTTTTTATGCTGCGCCTAATGACATGATGCGGTTCTTCGGCTTCTCGCTGGCAACGCCAGGGCGTCACGCCAATGATCTCTAGCTGTGCCTCGCATCGGCCGCCGCACCGCTCCCACAACTCCGCCTTGCGCTGCTCCCAATCAGCTTTGTAGAGAACTTCACGCCCATCCGGCGCCACAAAGCTCCTGTAATCTTTGAAATGCGCTGCAAGAGTCAAATCACGATCAGCTTTCATCGCCCCCTCCCTAGAAGCCCCGCCGCGCCGCCGCAGCACTCAACTCTTTTTACTCTCGACTGGCAGGCCACGTGCAACGTAACGCTTGCTTTGCTCAACCAGGAATTGCTCAATGTTCATGTGGCCTGAAGTGGCGGAGCGTGGACTCACCAAACAAGACTCAGGGGAAACTTTCCCTATTACTTTTGATTTATAAAACTCCCACTTGTTGCGATCGTACCATTCAGGCCAAACAGCCCACATAAAAGCCTTCAGAAAAGAGTCTGCGGCCCTGCGGTGAATGGCCTTATGCAGAATCCTCGATAAGCAATTTAGTTCACCAATTGTCGGTGCTTTCATCTCGCCCCTTCACCTTCCTCGCGGCAAACCTTTCTGCCAAGTGTAAACAAGTGTTCTGCGATGCCAACCCTTGTGAGCATGTTGAAGCTGGCACTGCGCTCTGTACCCGTCAGCGTCGCGCATAAAAGACTGGCACTGCTTCTTCTTCTTGCGGCGCACGCTGGATGCTGCCTCGCGGGTCATGCGACCCCCTGCTTAATGCTTTCTGCGAACGCTTCACATTTGGTATTTAGGTCGCTTAACATCTGCAAATCTTCCGGCTTTGCATCCTCTCCCTCGCTGACGCCATTGACAAGCATGCAGAAAATCATGTGCGCTCCAGCGTAGAAAGCTCGCCGCATCTCTTTGCGCTGGATGTCCGAGCAATCCTTTGGCAGCACGGCTTGCGCGAAAGTGTTCCACTGTTCAGCTACGCGATTACGTCGCATCACGGCAGCCCTATCCAGTTCCAGCGCACATATACGCCTAAGATTTCTACCAGCTTATGCCGGTAGCAGCGCATCCACAGCCGGTTCTCGCGCCGGTGCGCTCGCTTGTATTTCCGCTGGTAGGCTTGCTTTTTCGTCATGGCCGCACCAGCCCAAACACCTTCAGCTTGTAGAAACGCTTTGGCTTCGTAGTGCGCTTGTGGCCGTCAGTCACTTTCAGCACTTTCGCCAGCACTAGCAGTGCTTGTCGCTGTTCTTTCAAGATGGCACCTTTTTTGCTAGCAAGGCAATCTTGAATCTTAGCCATTCGTTGACTTTCTTCCATCGCTGATGCGGTGTGGCTGTTTCGGGAACTGAATCGTTGACGGCAGCAACTTCGTCAATCAAAGAAGAATTCAGGACCCTGTCAGGATTGTCAGCCCAAAACGCTCCAATGGCACAGTGTTCTCCTTTGCCATCATGCAGCCTCCCATAAATCAGGCTACCGCGCCTTGCTACGGCATCACGTATCAGAAAGAGTGCCGTGTCATCCGGCAGCGCCTTCTCATCACCGTGGTACGTCATGCATTCTGGTCTCAATTTGCTCATGATTTGCTTTCACCCTTTCCGCTTCTTCTTTGTCGAGACAAGCTCCCCTGAATCCGCATGTGCAAATTACACCCCAGGGCCTAGCCATGAAACGCTCGTCAAATTCAATCTTCACGTTGTGCATTTATTTTTGCTTGCTCCCGCAGCATCCAAAGCGCATCACTCAAATTCTCGGTTACCGCTTCGCGCGTTTCATCAAAATACTTTTTGAGTTCATCTCGCCTTCGCTGATCTTCTGCTTTTAGAATTCTGCAGCCAGCAGGAATATTCATTACAAGCCCCATGTGCCGTTCCATTGGCTTGCGCCGGGGCCCTGTTTGTCCACAGTGCGGACACTTGTAAGCATTCATCGAATCCTTGCCATCATAAACATAAATCGGGCCCTTTAAATGCTCGCCAATCTTTCCTGGCTCGCATGGAATCACGATTTCAAGCTCTTTACTCAATAGGACGCCTTTTCTTTCCCGGTCCCTCTTCTCCTGCTTTTGACTTCGGGGTGCGAGGGGCAGAGCCCCTAAGCGTTACAAAGTCAGTTAGCGCCAGCGATGATTTAAAGCCAGCACCAGCAAGATGTGAATTGGAAACCGCTTGAAAGTTATGTCGAACTCTGGCGCAACCTTCCCGCCGCTCAATTCGTTCACGTGCGTCATTGGTGGTACGTGAATCGCCGGATGAGCGCTTATCTGCACTTTGGCAGACGGGCAGTTTAAGGCGACCGCTCGGAAGTTGCAGGTCGGCTGGACGGCAATAGCGGAGAGTCCGGGTTTCAAGGCAGACCACCAGACCTCGAGTCTCCGCTCCCATTGCCTTGTCGCAGCGTAAAGATGGAAAACAGTTTTCAGCCAGTTGAAAGTCGAAAGATTTTTCAGCAATTTCGCCGGTCGTCTTTCTAGCTGAGGAATTGGGGTGAAGGCGGTCCTGGCGACAACCGGCGAAGGCAATCTTACCGGGAGCCGCCCCAACGCCCAACGCCTCGGAAGCTAGCACCATGTTAAATCCTTTCCTCTAAAAGTCAAGCCTTTTTCTCGCGCCCTTCAAGCCCTAAAAGTCTCTCAGCCGCGCTGGGCCGCTCAGCCCCATTGATGCTCAGTCACAAGCACGTCGTCAAAGTTGCAGGCCCCGCCAAGAACGTCTCGCATCGCTTCTATAAAGCGGATTGCATCGCTGCG